CCTGCCCCTACTGCTGAACCTCCGATTGTCGCGATATTTTTCCATGGCAACCAATTTAGATTTTTTTCTGCTGTGCTTAATGTTGTTGGAAATATCTGATCTTTTTGTGACCATTCTTGTGACTTTAAAGCGTTATCCCATGCTATGTTGGGTAGTCCTGCTAGTTTAACTTGTTTTTCGCTTTCCATTAATTCTATTCTAGCCTTATTTACTTCCTTTTGCTGTCTTAATACAGCCAAATCTACATTGTATTTTTCCATAGCTCTCGATTTTACTTCATATTCAGCTTGAAGAGCTACATTTTGGTAAGGCAAAAGTAATTTTGTTTGACCTGTTTTCATAATTTGTTGTTCTAGTTCCTGAGCTCCTAATTGTTGTCGTTGTTGTCCTAGATTAAATGATTGTTGTAAATTCTGGTTTTCCCATAATCTGCGTTCCGCACCGAATTGTCTTTCATATTCTAACATAAGTAAATCACGAGCGTTAGATGTTACTGCGTTTGTTGTCATTGTTTTTACGTTGTCAGTCTGTGCGTTTTTTAGTGCTGTGTCTTGGTAGTTGCTAATTACTCCTCCCATTTGTCCAAGTGGTTGCGGAATTGGCATGGTGACGTCTGTAACTGGTTGTTGATAGTTCGGTATGCTACCAGCGTTGCCGCTGTTTCCTTGTCCGTAAATTAAATTCGGATTTAGGTTTGCATCTTTGTATCTCTGCATCTGTGCCGCTGGAGTGTTGTATTCATTCTCCCTTTTCCAGTTTTCAATGTTCATCTGGTTATTGTATGCGGCTAATTTTTGGTTCGCTTCGGACTGTAATCTTACATTTCGCTTTGCGAAGATTTGGTCCATTATTCCCTGCCCTAATTTTGTCGCGCTTTCTATTGCTGCGAGTCCTGCTGCTCCTATTGGCATGTTGTTTGTTTTAAGTTGTTAAATTACTAAGGCTCAGGGAAAGAGTTATTCACGGTCGTGAACTGCCACAATAAGTGGCTTGTGAACTGAACGGGAAATAACTCTAACTCCCCTCTGCCTGTTTTAATTTCACTATTCAATAATACCTACTTGACGGTATTATTGCTACGTCGCTAATTTATTAGCGTCTTTTAGGGCATTGTCTTGGATTGTCTTTTGTTCTAGAATCCTTTTTTCTAGAATAATCTTGTTTTGTTCTGTCCTTTCTAAAAAGTATTGTAGTTGAGTAATGTCTGTCAAATCTTCTATTTGTCGTATCGGGTTTAACTCGAATTGTGTATCGTTCAAATCCGACGTATCTGACTGTTCGTTGTCGTATTCTCCTACTCGTGTCAACATCGGGTCTATTCCCCTCGTAAATCTTGTTATTATGTCTTTTACTGTGTAGGCATCGTCCGGAACTGTCTGGCTCGGTTGTGTGTAGTTGTGTGTAAATCGGCTTTTCCGATTTAACTTGTAAATCCTGTTTCTCATTTGTTTGAATTGTTAGTAGTGTTAATATTATAATCTGGGTGTGCCAAAGTATGGTAAACATCTGACTGCTTTTACGTTGTTGTATAATTGCACATATAATTTGTCTGTTGCTTGTGCGTCTGCTACGGGGAAAATCCTGTCGTCTATGTCTGCGGTGTCGCATGTAATAAACTCTTCGCTAAGTGCTGGTAATGATGTAAATATTCTTCCTGCATGCCAGAAGTCTAAGCTCTTCCGGAAGTCTCCATGAACTGTATTAAGTCCGAATTTGTACTCTGAGTATCTTGGCGTATATCCCCATGTAGCGTTGTTTATAACGTTTGTAGGGTCGTTCCAATTCATAAAGAGCTCTCTATTCTTTATCTCTTGTTCTCCAAGATTTGCAAATTCAGGCCAGGCATAATCAAACTTATCGAATCTTTTGTAAATCTTTGGCAGTCCCTGTTGGTATGCAGGTTTCGGGCTAATTGAAAGTATCCCCATTACAACACCGTATTCTTTAAATGTACTCCTGAATGAAGCGTTATTACCTGCGCTAATTCCGTGTCCTCCCATTTGTCCTAAATCTACCTCAGAGTTTTCGAATGTTGACAGTACCTCTGAAATTGTAACGGGTATTCTCCCACCTCCTAAATAACTAGGCCTGCCTATTCTTAAGTCATCGCTTATAACTCCCCAATGAACTAACATGCTTTCAAATAGTCTGCTCCCTGCTCTTGCGTTTTTCTCTAACCATTCTTGTACTCTGGAGGCTGTTCTAAGGTCGTTTATCGTTGCTGTTGCGTTTTCTATTGCCTCAATGTTATCAACAGATAATGTAGTCATTCCTGAAGTCTGTAAATTGGCTACTATCGCTCCCGTACCTGATGGTAGTCCTGACTGCTGGACAATTAAGTTGCTCATGTCGTCTAATGTTTCAGCAGTGTTACTTGTGTGTAATAAACATTCATTTTTATATGTTACTGTTGGGTCTATTGGTATTAATACTGAACCTCCTTTTTGTGCCCATGGTAATGCGCTCGTAAAATAATCTTTCTGCCACGCCCTTTTCCTAAGTGTTATTAATTCTCCTTCTTCGGTTTCTGAAACTGTGTCATCGTCTGTTATTGCGACTTTTGTGAGTAAATTTTGATCTCTGTAATATTCATTAAAAATCAGTTGGTACGCTCTGAATGGTAGTGCGTTTATGTTCTCTATTTGTGTAAAGTCAGTTGTTTCTGGTATTGGTATACCTAAGTAATCAGCAAGTGAACCAGGTACGCACCAAGCACGATTCTTATCTAAGTCCATAAACGGTAATACAGTTGTATCGTTTCCGTCCTCGCCTCCTGTTATAAATTTATCCCAGTTTTTAAAAACTAATCTCCACGGTACGTAAAAATAGTGGATGGTAGCATCTATTCTGTGCATAAGTGGAGCGAGTAGCGGATGAAACCTTATTAGTAATTCAGTATTAGTTTTTATCCTGTCATTTGGCAAAACTTCTTCCATGTAAATCGGTACTAGTTCGCCCATATTTAGGGTTAACTTTTTTTCATGACTTAAATCGAATACAGAAGATTTAGGTCTTTTTGCTTTTATTTTATTGAATACGCTCATTTTGTTTAGTTTAAGTTATTCTTATTCATTTTCTTATTAAATCTCTCATTTTGTTGTTGTTGTAAAATTAACTTGGTTCTTAAACGGTCAATTCTTTCTTTTGGTGTTAAATCCTTGTTTTTTTCATTTTCTAAATTTTGTATTTGTATGGCTTTTTCTTTTCTGCGTTCCTTAAACTCATCATCGAATATTCTATCGGAATAGTATCGCGGAAGGTGTACTTTCTTGTACTCGTCTTGGGTGTAAAATATCTCCCCCATGAGATGGTAATCCGGATGTGTCGTTAAATAGCTTTCTCCGATTGCTGGTCGTGTACTCATTAGTCTGAATGGTTTTACTCTTGTACTTTGGTGGTTTTTTTGCTTGAATATGTATTTACAAACGTATTGGATTGTTGTTCTGTTAATCTCGTCTATACTTACAAATCCCATATTCCAACCTTCCTGTATGAATTTTAAGGCTTTATGCGGCATGTCTGCCGGTATATTAAATAACAATAAATGGTAGTGAGGCCTTAAATAATTCTCTCCATACTCACCCACAGCAAAATATTTTATCTTTGGAATGTCCATAACTGCCTCAACCTTAGTCCTTAAGTATCTCAATCTTTTAATAAATTCTTGTACATGTTCTTTGTGTAGATTCCCGTCATTGTATTTTTCGTTGTATGTCAACGTTACAAAGTACCCGTTAAAAGCATGTTTATTTTCGTTTTCCAGCCTTATAGTCCAGTCTTTAATGTCCTGTATTAAACATGATCTGCAAGTGCCGCAAATCGCCTTTAAAGTGCCTCCTTTGGGATTTCGTACTGTAAAGGGTCTTTCACAAGCCATAATTTTACAGTCTAATGCCGCCTCTGCTTAATGACACCTGATTGATACGTTTGGGTGAATTTCTTTTGTGAAACTTCCCTGATCTGTTTCCTCTGCTTTTGAAACTGCGTCTTTTGTTGGGTTTCCCTCTTCTGAACTTTTTCATTTCCTTTTTCTTATTAAATTCTTTTTTAGTCAAAAAAAATAAATCCTTATGGGAAAACCCCCCCCTTAAAAGGGGGGTGTTTCCCATTTAAATAAATCTCTCGCGCGGGGGCGGGAGATTCCCCTGTTGATAAGTCTGGTTATTCATTGAAGTTCAATTCTTTGTCCTGTTGATAACGTGTTATTATCGGTAGTATTTGTATCCTCCGGGTACAGTTGTATAATTCTGTCCACCTTTTCCGATTTTTGATACTGCTAGGCCTGCTCCTACTCCTGCCCCTACTGCTGAACCTC